TGCCTGTATGCAATGACATGGGAGTGAAAATTAACAAGGGTCGATGGTTTGTCCTCAACAATTAGGTCGCCACTGACCATAGACTTGTCACCTGCAAGGATAACATCCTTCCAATTAAAGTACCTACAGAGAAATCTATACTTAGACCCTGCGTGTCCGGGCATAGGTGTAGACAGAGCTATGACTCTAGCCCACTTTCTCATCTCTTCTAGAGCGATAAGAACTTCTTGGCTCAGGGACTTGGTGTTGTAATCAGTTTCGTTCCACCTGTCCCAGATGCCAGACCTTTGATCATAGGTGAGATTGGAGAGATCATAGTCAATCATGTCTTCATACCTAACGCCTACGCTTGCTAGGACTTCTTCATAGTTCTGTAGCATGACCCCATCAAGGTCAATTAAAATGACAGGCTTAGACATCCGATGGCTCCGCTATCATTTCTATGTTACGGGCGTACCCTGCTATATCGACAAGAGTATCTTCAGTAAGGGTGTTCATCCCTCTGCTGATCTTCTGTAAGATGTTCATCATGCATACATCTTCAGGTGTGATCTCTTTGCCAAGATAGATAGACCAGAAGCTAGCTGTACGTTTGTGATTGATAGAGGGGTGTCCATAATCTAAGCCTCTGTCTTGCGCTGTAACGCGCTTGGCTGTGTCAAGTATGGTGTCACCCTCCTCAACATCTGTTCGGTCTTCTAAGGCCCACCTAGGGCCTTTGACGAGGGAAGAAAATGGATTAGTCATTCTTAAGACCCGTATGTCGAAGTAGCCTTGCAACATCTTCTTCTAATGCAGCTAGACGTTTCTCCTGCTGATGTGTTACTATGTCCAAAGCTTTCTGCATCGAAGATGCAAGTCGGCCCTCGAACTTAGCCATGAAGTCCTCGATTGCACTGTTAACGATTTGCTTGATGTCTTCAGACATGGCATACTCCACTGATGTTATGATTGACTGTCGTAAAGTTTAATGATTGCGTTGTACTCGTCGGCATTCCTAGGTGCCCCTTCCGTGTGTGCTGTAATAAAAAGTTCGTGCATGTCTGCACTTGATTTTATTACAATCACAGGTGCGCCCCCTTCTTCTAGGTCAGGGTGATCGGGGAGCGAAAGACGGACTTCACTTGTCTTTTTAATATTGTCCTGTAAGAAAGGTGGCAAAGGAAAGCCGGGTCCTACTTCGTCAGAGCCTCTTCGCATTATAGTACCGTCGCTCATTAGGTTCGTCCTCCTGTAGAGCGGGAAAGAAAAATTGTGAGACCAAGCTAAAGGAGACTTGTTTTGCTGTCAACCCCTACCGAACAACTTCCCAGATTACCGCACCTAAACCCATGAACAAAGTCGCTTGTTTGAAGGACATTCGGTAAGAGACCAGAGGTGGGGGTGGGTCTACAAAGACTTGCCCGAGTGTGAGGGATGCGCGTGGGTTTGTAGAGCGTGCGGTCACGATTGTACGCCCGTCACCCGCCTTACTTACTACTAGTTCGCCGGGAATACTGACGGAGTAGTCGAGTGTGTGCTCAAGTTGAGGGAGAAGAAGGGACCACGTGCCTGTGAGGACATCATCCTTGACCTCACCTCCGAACTCACCGGAGATTCCTAGAGCCATGAGACTGTCAGCAAGCTCGCCGTTCTTGTCGGAAAGGCTAACGATCTGACCCTGTGCGGCGGCTGTGACTTCTGTGAGGAGACCAATGCGGACGTTGGCTGAGTCTAGCTTGGATGCTAGTTCGCCTATCTCGTCGTCGCGTGAAGAGAGTTGTGCTTGTAGATCTTCTGCCTGTTCTGCAAACTTGACTTCCCAAACTGAGTCGGCCTCAATCTCTGCTACAACTTTCTCTGCGAAGATACTGTCAGCTAGAACACGGTTTGATTCTGCCTCTGCACGGGCCTGACCTAACTGCCACTGTGTTACAGCAGAGAAGATAAGAAGCCCACCAACTACTAAAGTCTGTAATGAATTAGTCATTACGTTCCTCCTGATTGTTTAAAAAGTTTCCTTAGCGGAATTCTGTGCGATAATAATTTCTACCTTCTCTCCCTGATCCCACGCCTCTCGCATCTCTGCGTAGAGTTTTTTGTAGGCTGTACGAGAATCACGTAGCTCGTGGTTCCCGTCAGGCAGTTCTACAAAATCCTCACCAACAAGGACACAGCCTTCTGTGTGGTCGTCTGTGTTGCCCGTGTGGATGTAGACGTATTGAAAGTTGGGTACATCTTGCAGGTGTGCCATCCCTATGTGCATCTCGCCGTACTTCTTTGCGTACTTAGGATGCATACCTCCCTCTGCACGAGGAAGGACCTCGTACCTACCCGCAGGTATAGCTGTCTCTGCTGCTATCTTTTCTTCCCGTACTTCGTCTTCTAGGGTGTAGCATTGAAACTCACCATCCACTATCAACGTGCCTAGAGTAGAGTCCGATCCATGCCGGACCCGCATCAACATCATTATCATCTTCCGTTACCTCGTAGGTATTCAACTTGAGCTTCTAATTGTTGTATCCGTTCCGCGTACCATTCGAGCGTGAGTTGCTGTTGTCGGTCCACGGGTGCGCCACCCGATTCGACTTCCTCAATGAGCTTATCAAGTTCAGTCTCTAAGTGACCGAGTAACATAAATTGCTCTGCGTCAGCAGGTAGAGAGCCTAACTCACCTCTAGGCCACCGAACGCGGAACTCACTATTCAGTTCAACCTCTTGCTCCATCATAATAAGAGATGTCTCTATGGTGTTGAGTCGCTCAACGATCCCAAAGTATGCCCACACCCCAAGAGCAACCCCTGCCACGATGGACAGGAGGTTACGCAGGGGCATTACAATTTCGGTTCCGTCGTTCAAACGTGCGGGCATTAGTCGTCTTTTTTAGGTGCCCACTTCTCTACACCGCTGATTGAAAAACAACCTAGCGTGATGATGAGAAAGGAATTATAGATAAACTCTTGGACCTGAAGTTCCATCCCCCAGATCCCTGTCGTCACATCTACAACAGCGGTGAGTACCATAACAGCGAATGATGTTGCACCAACGATTGTCTTTTCGTTCCAATCGTTGTTGTCTTTAAAGATTGATACAAGCTTTTTCATTTGACTCCTCTATTTTTTGTTAGCGATTTCGACTCGTAATTCAGTGATAGCTTTACTCATCTCATCAATTTTATGGGTCAGATCTCGTAAGATGACTTTAAGTATTTTATCTTGCTCTTCATCCTGTTTGACTTTACCGGGAAGTTTTCCAATCTTGTCGAGGAACCATAGTGTTACCCACACACCCAGTAGAAGTGTAGCAACAGTGCCGTCGTTGGTGAAATCAGGTAAGGTCTGGGGCACTATAACTCCTAAGAGGAACGGGGCGGGTGCTCCTAATATATACTCTTTCACCTTTCTTGATAACCCCTTTGGAACCACGGACTTCTCTCTTGCACCTGCTCTGTAGAGCCCTGTCTTCTTCTTTGTAGAGCCTCAGGTATATCTTCAAAGGGGACAAGGTAAATTCCTGCTTTCATCGCGTTATCGACAATTTTCCATACCTCTTCGTTGTTAGTCACCTGAAGATTGGGATTCCTGAGATACGCTGCCACCATCTGGTCTACATAATTACGACGTAAGCTCGATGCCCGCTCTTGGCTTCTTAAGAGATAGTTATTGTATACACGCTCATCGGAAGCTTGCATTGTTTGCGCCCCAAGAAATTGGGACCCTATAGCGTATGACGCATGGAATATTGAAGGGTAGCTTATAGTCTGGTTGGCTGCATCTGTAGATTCCATACTACCATCCCCGAATATATCCAATGTCAGGAGAATCCCATCCAAGACATTTGGAGATATAGATTTAAACCAGCGTTGTCCGGTCTCTGTATCGGCAATGAAATTTGGAAGACTACTGCCACCTGTTAGTTTACTGCTTATCATTGTAGTAGCAGCCACGTTTGTCATCCAGCTTAAAGGATATCTTTTAGTAGCGAAAGTAGCTAACGTCCCAAGACTTACGCCCATGAATGCAGCCTTTTTGTTTTCCGGCATTGCCATGTAACCCTGATCACCGTACATCATATTATAAGTACTTTGATACATACCACCCATCGTAGGACCTAGTAGACGGTCGAGTGCGCCACTCGGATCAAAGTGCATCCCACCCATGCCGTACCGTCCAGACATTTGATGACCGGCTATACTGGATATCCCGTAGTGGAAAAAGTTTTCTGCATTGAAGAATTCCGGGTCTGCTATATTATTGCCTACCGTATTACGAACAGTTTCATTTGGGTTATCGAATGCCTCTATATACAACTGTTCTGGATCGTCTTCCTCTGAGAATCCGAAAGCACGGGCAAGAGCAAGAAGAGGGGTGGTAATGAACAGCTTAGAAGCAGAGAACCACAAGCCACCACCCAATGTGGTACCTGCAAGATTGTAGTTGGCAAATGCTTTTATCGCGTTTGTTCTGTTACGTAGGCTTGCTTGACTTTGGTGTTCAGTCTTCCCCTTAACTATTTGTCTTAGCAGGTCATACTCATACTTCGCCATAAAGTAGGGGTACTGACCGAACTGGGCAAGCACCCTCATAAATGAACCACGCATTATTGGAGGGAGTGCTTGGTCGTAATACTGGAACATTGTGGAATCCACAACTTCTTTACCAAACTGAATTATAGCTTCGTCTGAAAGTTTTTCCCCCGTATCAGGATCAACCTTACGCATTGCATTCCGACGCGCAGCGAATGCTGAGTTAGCTCTAACAAATGTTTCCGCTCCGGCGAACATGCTCATAGAATAATGCGCGGCTAACTTGGCTAGGTGATTAGGTATACTCTGCCCTTCAAATCTTGTAGGCCTGCCAAGACCTAAAACACCAAGGCCCGGACCTGCAGCTCCTCTAACTGGCATAAGGTCTATACCTACAGCTTGGGCATACTCTAGAAGTTCATCATGGTTTCCTCTGCCGGTCCTCCAATTTGCATAGTCCTTATGGGAAGCAAAAAAGTCTGTCCATGCGTGTTTAGCTGAACTACCTCTCCGTATAAGCTCACCTGCTGTAGTCATAAAGTGCTGCGTGCTGTTGATAGCTGCACCTGTAGCATTCAATCCTAGGCGTAGCACACTAGTTAGCATAGTTTGCTCTTCAGCGTATTTTCTTGCAGAGTAGTTCTTATTGTATAGACCATCAAATACTTCAGGGTCATGCCAAATCGACTTATTCGGGTCCTTTATAGTCGCCAATACCTTGCTTGGCTTGATATTTCCAGAGGAAAGGAGCGCCATAATATGATTGAAATGTTTTTCCGTCTGTGTTTCCCGACCCATGTACGAATCCTTAAGGTCAGAAAGGTACTCTTGAACAGTCTCATCACCCGATGCTACCACAGTTCCTAATGCTTTATCACCGAATACGCTTGTGATACCATGAGCACGAGACACAGCAGCATCTGCAGCTCTAACTTTTTCATAAGTATGCTCTATGTTGAGTAGGAAATTATTACGACTGGAACGCGCCCAGTAAATTATGAGACGCTCATAAGGGTCTTCAATAATTTCTGAAAGATCAGAAACTCTAGCTTGGTTGTGCAGGTCACGGGGTGCAGCTCTCTCTTTTCCTATACGTAGAGCCTGTGCTGCGGTACGGGCAAGCTGTGCTCCT